AGGAGCAGACAATGAGCAATCAAAACCACTCCCCACAAACTTAATAACTACTTAAACAAAAGTAGTTGTTACATCTCCAGCGTCAATAGCATTTCCTTTAATACAATTAATGCTCATAGCTGTACCAGTTGACATAGTTCCAGTCTTGGTAGTGATAATCTTCAAATATCTTTTGCCACCAATATAACCAATACCAGACACTTGTGGTGTCTCTGCATTGTCATCTAGTTTTAAAAAGATACCATCTGAATCAACAGTACCATCTGTCACATCTGTACTAGCAGTAACATCTGTATATGTACTATCATCATCAGAGTGCTGAAGGATAAATGTCCAATGAACTGAACTACTTAATGTAACACCTTCAATACCTGTTGCTACAGATATCATAGCAGAGTTAAAACCTAGTAAATCAATCGCAGCAGATGTAACTGTTGCGTTTTGAACTACTGGAGCTAAGACTGCCGATTGTACTACTCTATTAGCTAAATCTCTCATAATTAATCTCCTATATTATGCTGAAATATTTTGTAGTGCTATTGCTTCCGCAAGAACTACAGCTCCGCCAACTCTACGTCTGGCGATATAACGTATATTCCCAGCAGTAGCGACACTATATGGGTCTCTCATTACTGAAAGATTAACTCGGTCAACTATTGTATAGGCTCTAGAGAAATCTCCATATGCTACAGGTTTTGCTGAACTACCAACATTTGGCATATCTTCAGCTAAAATGTATGGTTTGCCTAAGATTGTGCTTGGTGCAGCACCTACATAAGACATACCTTGCACAAAGATTTTTTGTCCCTCTGTATCCTCTAATTTCAACACTGCTGCTAAAGAACTTCTGTTCATTACAAAATTAGCATTAGTCATGTAATCAGATTTAATAGAATACATAAGGTCTAATAAACCATTTGCAGTTAAAGCTGTTCCACTTCCTGAATTAACAGTTGCAACACCAGCACCAGAATCAGTTATACCTTGTGGTTGACCTACACCATTTCCAGCTATAAATGCAGTACCTTCTCTTTTTGCAAACTGCTCTCCAAACTCTGTAGTCATTTCGCTTTCTAAATCAAAAGCTGAATCTTCTAACAGCGCTTGTGAGATATCCACTAAAGCATAAAGCTCGTGGGCATCAATTTGCATTAAGCCAGTCTGATATCCAGTTGTTTCTGACCTTGTTGCTGTTTCATTAACAAATGTTGCAGCGAACTGACCAGTTCTTTTAGGAATCTCAATCCCTCTGTTTGATGTAGTTCTTACTCTAGCGATAGAACGTAGTGGTGAGATTTCTGTAACTGACTTAATTAAATCAGCAACATATTCTTCTGGTGCATAGTAGCCACCCAGAGTGTCGTCTGATTCATAAAGTGCCTTACGTTCAATATCATCCAGCTCTTTTTCACCTTTTCTTAACATGTTAGAAAACGCTTTCATTTGAACGCCAACTTCTTTTGTGTTCAGACCTGTTTCTGGTCTTGCTAAAACAGTTTCAAGGTTATCTAGTTTTACTTCTGCTTCCTCTAATGCTTTCTTTGTCAACTCAATTTGTTGCTTTTGTTCAGCCATCTTTGTGATGTCATCAGCCATAGCATCAACTTTGCTTTCAAGTTCGGCACTAGCAGAGCCTTTCTTTTCAACTTCGTCAAGACGCTTTGAATTTTCACTTTTAAAATCTTCAAAAGTTGAATTCAGATTGTCTATAACAGATTTGATTTCTTCACTCATAATAATCTCCGTTAATATTTAATTGTATCTGTTAAGTGTTTCAGACTATCAACAACATCACGTTGCTCATTCTCCGCATGGTTGAATGATTTATATAGTACATTCGCACTTTGTTTTGCAGTAGAACTAGACATTAAGCCAACATCACGAAGGTAATGTTCTATCTCTCTTACATTCATTTCAGCAAGTTTTACTTTCGTAATCTTTGCTTTTGGATTCATTGGAAACGTAACCATTGATATTTCCATTAAATCTAAATTAGTGATTGTTCGTTTCTTCAGCTTGTCGCTGTATTTGTAATCTTCTGGCATTAGTTTATAGCCAATGCTCATACTATCTAACGCACCCATCTTCATCAACTCATATACTTCACTTCCTTTTTGAGTNCCCATAGCAAGTCTGCCTTTGATTTTTAATCCTCGTTTATCTTCTTCNAGAGAATCAATTACACCAATCGGCTCNTCTGTCTTATGCTGGTATAACAGCTTTATTTGGCGTGGCTTCTTATCGTAGATTGATTTGGCAAATGCACCTTGTTTGATAACATCATTGCCTAAATCTTTGTTGTTGAATACAGAAGCATAACCTTCAAAGCTCCCATCTTCGTCTGTGTCTATACCTTTATAATCACACTCTAAGTCTAAAACATCATTAATAATTTCTTCAGACATATGCTGATTTCCCTGTCAAGTAAAAGTTCTTTCTATTCTAGCAACAGAACAACCTTTATTACAAGCAAAAAAAGAGGGCGAATAGCCCTCTATAAAATCAAGCAAGTAAATTTTAGTGTAGCTTATTTTATTAAAGTGTACATCACATATCTTGGTGTATCTTTTTTCTCCACCCATACACTTTCTATATCATATCCTTTCATTCTTAAATTATAGATAATACTGCTTAATCTTGTTGCTTTGAATAAGGTTATGGCTTTCCAGCTATCAATAAATCCATGCTTTTTTAAATACTTTAATACTTCTTCGCTTTTATTTATTTTGCTCATTTTATGCTCCTAATAGTAAAATTATATAGAATGACAGAAAAGAAAATAATAGGACAAAGAAACCACCTACTATCTCCCATCCTGATAAATATTCTTGCTCATCTTCCAACATCACTCTTATTTCCTGACCACTTTTATTGTACTTCTTGCTCATTGTCTGCTCCTGAAAAAAGTGGGAGCATTTCTGCTCCCTGTTAAGTTTTTTAATAATCTAAATGTGTTTGACAAATACCTTTTTTTCTAAGTCTTAATCCAGAATGTATATAATCTAAAAATTGTTCTTCATTAAAACTATCATTATTTTCTTTAAGAATATTTATTAAATCTTCAATAAATAATTTTTCTTTGAGAATTGTTGAATTGCTTATAATAATTTCTGCTAAATCTATAATTTGTATTTTTTTAACCATTTTTATTTTCCTATTTAAGTTTTTATTTATAAGTTGTTATCAACCTATAAAGACAGTATATATAATAATTATATACATGTAAAGTATATATATAAAATAAATAGGGTTATAAGTGTTTGATTTGTATAGATATTATAAATTAATTTAAATTATTTCATCTTCTGAATCATAATACAGGGTAAAACAACGACAATTTATGACATTCAAAGCACCACCATTCATATCGCCAGTATAGTTCATTCTTCTTTCTATGAATCCACCACCAGCAATCGGTGTCATAACTTTAAACATTTCCTCTCTAGCAACTGTCGTACCATTCATTGTCCTGTGCCATTCTCTAGTTCTATCATCCAACGCACTATTCCATTCTTTAATTGGTCGGTTTAATCCTAGCTGACTTGATATCTCGTAATTAGCATAATTCATAGCAGAGTGAGTTTCTGTTCTAGCAATCATAGTGGCTCGATAAGGTGCAAAAGACCTGTTTGTTCTTATTTTTTTAGATATCTCTGGGATAGATAAACCATCTGCTATACCAATCTTGATGGCTTGTTTTATTTGGTTTCTTGTAGTTTGCGATATATCAGCAACTTTATTCGCTGTAACATCTGCAATATAAGCAGCAACAATAATATCTATTTCATCTTCTTGCTTGGTTTCTCTTTGCTTGATTAATCGTTCGCTGGTTGCTGTGATGACTGAACTGTAATGGTTAGCTAATATCTTGTAGAAATCATCAGAAAAATCTTCTAAAAAGAAATAATACATATCATTAAATTTAAGATATTCTTGTTCTGCTTTTCTCGCTGTTTTTCTTAATAGCTTTTTAGTCTTAGCATTAAGACTTTTAGAAAGATTGAGATATAACTTGAGTTGCTCTTTGTAGTCCTTACGCCTATTAATTCTTATTTTTGCCATCTATTCAATTATTTCAAAATGCACAGCGTCTATAAAATTCATATTCCTATTCAATTTGAAATCTCCTGTAACCCAGCTACCACCCCATCTTATCTTTATGTCTAGGATTTCGCAAACCTCACCCACTACCCCAGCAACAGCTTCATAATATTCTAGTTCCCATGTTACCTTACCATTATCGTAACAAGCAATATCAACAGCCTTACCCTGACAATGCAAAGACTTTGCTCCAACCTTACTCAATCCATCAGCTTTCAGTTGTTCGGCTCTCTCCAGGCTTCTCATGCCCTCTGTGATGCCAAAATCAATTGGTGTGAGCTTAATAACTTCATTCATAACTAATTTTAAGTCTGGATGAACTCCGTCTAATCTTTCTTTGGAACTATTGCCAAATTTAAACATGCCTTACTCCTTTGATGATAAAGGGTGGTCTTTGGGTAATAAATCTAAATCAAACTTACCACCTCTGAATCTACCTGTTCTAACTGCATATAAGAAGGAATTTGTTCTGGCATAAGCCCATTGGTCTTCTGAACTGACACTTGGTCTAACACTTTGAGGGTTAGTCCTGTAAGCTCCTATGCCACGTTTAAACACCTTGCCTAACATGCCAACCGTTACTCGCTTGCCTTTCTTATCGCCATACTTCTCATTATGTTTATCAACCTTTCCTTGCAATGCCTTTTCTACTGTCTTGGATAATCCAGCTACTTTGGTTTCCATGCCATCAAATGACTTTTCACGTTCTGCCATAATCTGATTTCTTTTCTGTCTTGACCAACTGAATCCAGCATCTCCACCCCATAATGACCATGCTATTCTACCAGCACTTGGATATCCTTTTTGACTTGGCTTAAATCCTTGTCCTTGCTTATCTACTTCATGTCTGGAAAAGAATGAGAACATTCTAAGAACAGTACTTGGCGACATTCTCTCACCACTTACGATTTGATTTGCACGAGCAACACCCACTTGAGTGCCACCCCTATTGAACTTTTTTCGCCAGTCCAGCCCTCTCCTAGCTTCTGTTTTCATGCCTTCGGTGGCTGTTAAATCCAAATCATCTAAGGCTTTTTCCTCTCCAACTAGCTCGTCATATTCTGCATGGGTATCGCACGGCATATAAACGGTAACTCCATCTTTATTCATTGTATGAGTACCAACACAGCCGATAACTTTTGCTCTGGCTTCTGCTTCTTCTTCGTTGTCAAAAACATCTTCTTCCAACATAGCTTTCTCGCCATAAATCATTTCATAAGTTTCGTCATATTTCTCATTCCCTTCGGAATCTACAGGCTTGTCATTATCTTCTTCATCTGGTGAATCATTTACTTCACCCAATGGAAATAAGTTTGATGGTACTAATAAACTATCACCACCATCTATCGGCTCAAGCCCTAATCTTTCTCTGGCTTCATTTCTTGTAATAATTCCATTAGCTACACCTTGACTGACGTTCTCATATACTTTGCGTCGTTTTTCTGTTAACGCAGGTATAGCATCTATGTCATAGCGAATACTTAT